ATAGTAGGCAAGGGGGGTACAGGACCCCCACCCGCCCCCTCCCCGGGGGAGTGGTTTTATCCGTCACCCTCATAACTTTCCCCATTTTTTAACACCCCACTCCTATACAACATATTCACAATTTATTTTTCCCCTTTTTTCAAAGTCCAATACCCACGTAACATATCCACAACTTACCCCGCCCCCTCAAAACTACCTCCCCTAAAAAATTTTCGCCCCTTGCACCCCGACAAAAGTTCTGTTAGGTTCGAGTCATGCATAGTGCGATTCATGCCGATCAATTACTTCGTAGCGTGGCGTTAGCTGTAGCGCGTAACGCAGTGGGCGCAATGCGTCCAGAAAACGAGGTAGCGGCTTCGGAAGGGATAACGGTGCAGGAATTGCGTGCAATCTCACAGAATCCGCAGTTTCAGCGCTATGTCGACACGTTTACAACTGAATTACGCGACTCAGGGTTCTCTTTTGCAGCGAAATGTCGTGTGCTGGCCGAAGATCTATTGCCGAACGCATACCACATGGTCAAAGACCCCGACGTACCCGCCGCAGTTCGAGCAAAAGTCATCGAAAATCTGGTGGAGTGGGCTGATTTGAAGCCCCGTCGAGACACCAGTACCGCTGCTCAGGGTGCAGGATTCAGCATTACGATCAATTTGCCGAGTGCAGCCCAGATTGCCCAAGGAAAAACCACAGAAATCGTCGAGGTAACGACGGTCGACGAGCAACTTACCACGTCACCAACCCCTCAGATTGCGTTTGAGGAGCCAGAGGATTACGAATACGCTGGTGACGACATCTACGCCTGAGCTTTTCCGTGACGCACTCGGTTATTTACACCCCACCCCTGTCGCTTGCTGGCTTTCTGACGTCTGAGTCGTTCATTTCGCTCGTGTCAGGCCCCGTTGGGAGTGGTAAATCCAGTGCAGCCATGATGAAAATTGCCTACCACGCGAAGCAGATGCGCGCAGGTAGAGACGGTGTGCGACGTTCACGTGCAGTGGTGGTGCGAAATACCAACCAGATGCTGACGGATGCGACGATTCCGACGTTTATGACGTGGTTTCCAGAGGGTACTGCGGGTCACTACGCACGCACGGACAAGCGTTTCTTTTTGCGGTTTGATGATGTCGAGTGCGAGGTGCTGTTCCGAGGCCTTGACGATGCGAATGACGTGAGGCGATTGCTGTCTCTGGAGTGTTCGTTCGGTGTGCTGGACGAGTATCGAGAGATTCACCCGGACATTTTCAACGCATTGCAGGGTCGTGTGGGGCGGTATCCGTCGGTGGCCAACGGCGGCTGTGTGACAGACACAGGGGATCCCAACCATCACATATGGGGTGCGACAAACGCGCCTGACTCGGATACGTTCTGGGAAGAGTATATGTCCAGCCCACCATCGACCGCGCAGATATTTATGCAGCCGTCGGCACTCTCTCCTGAAGCGGATTGGAAAGAGAATCTGATCGCGGGTTATTACGAGACACTGGCGGAAGGTAAGACCGAGGATTGGGTAGACGTTTACATCCACAACAAATTTGGGCGCAGTCTGTCGGGTACTCCGGTGTATCAGCGTTCGTTTGTGCAGGATTTTCACGTGTCCGATGAGCCTCTCAAGGCCATACATAGCCCGAGTTATCCCATAACACTAGGTGTGGACTTTGGGCGCACACCTGCGGTGGTGTTTATGCAGCGGGATCCGCGCGGGAGGGTGTTGGTGCTGGATGAGTTGACGTCAGTCAATATGGGTATTGAGACGTTTATCAGGACAGAACTCAGTCCGTTCATAGCCAATCACTATCCGGGGTATGACTTCGTGGCGGCACCGGACCCAGCGGGGTTTATGAAACAGCAGTTGAACGAGATGACGCTCGTCGATGCGCTGAAAGAGGCTGGGTTTCGGTGTGTCAGACCGCCGACGAACGACCCGGAGAAACGCATTGCAGCGGTGGAGCGTCTGCTGGCTCAGCAGATCGACGGGAAAGCGATGTTTCTCGTGTCACCCACGTGCAAGCAGTTGATAAAAGGGTTCAGGTCCGGGTATCGGTACAAGCAGAAAAAGAACGGCGAGGTTGAGGATCGGCCGGAGAAGAACGAGTCATCGCACGTGCATGATGCACTGCAATATGGGTGCGCGGTGATTGACATGAACATACGCGGGTTTGGGATACAGCCTGCACGCAAAGAGATCCGTCGCGTTCGGTACGCCTACACCTGACACTGTGCAGACTTGACAGATCGGGGTACAATGCGCTAACGCCCGTGGAGGCCGCATGTCGTTTTTCTACCCGTCGAGTACGTTTGAGGATAAGCACGAGCCGTTCGAGCTACAGGTTTCTCGGGGCTTGGTTGCAGGGCACCGGGCCATCGTGGTGTTCGGTTACAACTTTGACGTGGATACGACCGAGGCGACGGTGTGGCCCTACACTGGCAAGCTCACGCACCCGTCGACAGCGATACAGTTGAGTGTCAGCTCATCGAACGCAAACGACACGGCCGCAGGGACCGGAGCACGGACGGTGCTGCTCAGCGGGCTTGATGCGAATTACAACGAGATCCGTGAGACTGTCACGCTCAACGGACAGACTGCGGTCACGACATCGCTGTCGTACATACGGATCACGTCGGGTCGGGTGATGACTGCGGGGTCGAGCAACGGTGCGTTGGGTGACATTTACTTTGGCACAGGGACGGTCACCGCAGGCGTCCCGGCGACGGTATACAACCTGATTAAATACGACTACAACACGACGATTACCGCACACTACACAGTACCCGCAGGGTACACAGGGTATGTGATGCAGGGGTTGTTCTCCGCAGGGCAGTCGGGTGGGTCGTCACCGGTGCGTGGGCGGCTGATGTCTACGGGTCCGAACGGAGTGCGGCACACTGAGGCGGTGACCACCGTCAACAACGGGGCAGCGGACTACGCCTTCGAGTATCCGCTAGCGATACCTGAGAAAACAGATATCGAGGCGACAGCCGTCGGTATATCACAGAACAATGAGGCCTCTGCGATGTTTATCATCGTGTTGGTGCAGGGACTGGATAGGCCCGGTCCCGGTGTAGCGAGGATATGACTATGGCACTTGGACTTGCGATCATACCCGTTGCCAGTGCGACGGATCTTGAGAACGAGGCTCGCAAACGCAACGACGAGATGCAGGCGCAGCCTGTCATTCAGGGCCTCGCGTCACACGTCAAGCAACGATGGGAAAGCGCAAGGATTGCCAAACGGCAGTTGGAAGAGCGCATGCTTAAATGCTTGCGTCAGCGCAATGGTGAGTACGACCCCGACAAGCTCGCTGAGATCAAGGAGCAGGGTGGGTCTGAGATCTTTATTCAGCTAAGTTCGGTCAAGTGTCGGGCAGCGACAAGCTGGCTGCGAGATACGCTGCTGGGTACCGGTGCAGATAAACCATGGGGGCTCGATGCAACACCCGAGCCCACGCTGCCGCCGGAGATCATGGCGGGTTTGCAGCAGCAGTTGACACAGCAGTTGATGACGCACATGGAGCAGGGCGGTGTGCCACCGACCGAGGAGCAGCTTCGTGAGATCGCGTCACAGATGAAAGACGTGGCCATGCGGCAGGCGCAGGAAGAAGCCAACCGCCGTGTTGACCGCATGGAACGCAAGATGGAGGACCAGCTTGTCGAGGGCGGGTGGTTGAAGGCACTCAATGAGTTCCTCGATGACATCGTCACGTTTCCATACGCGGTGATCAAAGGTCCGATCAAGCGCAAGCGCAAGACACTGGAATGGCAGAACGGACAGCTCGTACCTACCGAAAAGATTCGCAATGAGTGGGAGCGCGTCGATCCGTTCTACCTGTACTGGGCTCCGTGGGCGTGGGAACTGAACGACGGCTATGTGATCGAGCGGCATCGTCTGACCGCTGATGAGTTGCAGGCTCTCATAGGTGTGCCGGGTTACAACGACGACGCCATTCGCACGGTGCTCAATGACTTCTCGTCGATGGGTATGAAGCAGTGGCTGTGGACCGATGCATCCAAAGCACAGGCTGAAGGCAAGTATGTCACCGAGGCGATCATCAGCGACGACTTGATTGATGCGCTTCAGATGTGGGACTCGGTCAAGGGAAGCTTGCTGTTGGAGTGGGGCCTGACTGAGAAAGAGATTCCTGACCCTGCACTGAGCTATCCGTGTGAGGTGTGGCTGATCGGCACGCAGGTCATTCGCGCGGTTTTGAACTATGACCCGCTTGGGCGCAAGCCGTACTACCTCACGTCGTACGAGAACCTGCCCGGGTCGGTTGAGGGCAAGGGTGTGACGGATCTTTGCCGTGACTCACAGGCGATGGTGAACGCCGCAGCGCGGTCTCTTGCGAACAACATGGGCATCTCGTCAGGTCCGCAGGTGGGTGTGAACATCAGTCGTTTGCCTCCGGGCGAGGATCTCACGGATATGCACCCGTGGAAGATCTGGCAGTTCCAGAGCAGTGAGATCAACGATGGCTCACAGCCGCTTCAGTTCTTCAGCCCGCAGAGCAACGCCAACGAGTTGATGGGTGTGTTCGAGAAGTTCTCGGCGCGTGCTGACGAGGACACGATGATCCCGCGTTACATGACAGGTGAGACGACTCCCGGCGCAGGCCGTACGTCCTCGGGTCTGTCTATGCTCATCAGCAATGCCGGTAAAGGGATTAAGCAGGTCATCACCAACATCGACCACAACGTCATCATCCCAGCGATTGAACGCCTCTACCAAGACAACTTGCGCTATAGCGATGACCCGGATCTGATCGGTGATGTCGACATCGTGGCCAAGGGCGCGACGAGTCTGGTTGTGAAAGAAGCCGAGGCGATTCGTAAGAACGAGTTCTTGCAGTTGATTCTGAACAGCCCTGTGGCTCAGCAGATCGTTGGGCTGCCCGGAACGGCCGAGCTTCTGCGTGACTCGGCTCGCAACTTGAGCGGCAACGTCGATCGTATTGTGCCGGAGCGCTCGCAACTGAACGTCATACAGCAACAGCAGCAGATCATCACTCAGCTACAGCAGCAACTTACCATGCTCATGGGTGAGATGCAGCAACCCGGCGTTGCGCCACAGCAAGGACCGATGCGTCCGAAGAACATGCTCCCCGATGGTTCGCAGGTAGGCGGCCGGGAATCGAACTTTGTCTCAGCAAGACCAAACGGAGTCTGATATGAAAGGCATCACGGCAACTGCCACGTTTGAGGGCTTCGTTGCGATGGCGCAGCACGCCATTACAAATGCTCAGCAACAGCACTGGAGAACTCGTAGCTACGCTCAACACCAAGCTCTCAGTGAGTTCTACGATAACTTCGCAGATAAGCTTGACGAGCTTGTGGAGTGCTACCAAGGGCGTGAGGGATTGATCCTTATTCCCGAGATGTCGTTTCACAAAGAAGCCGATCCTGTCGTCATGATTAAGACGATGCGGCGCTTTCTGGACGAGAACCGCGAAATCATCACAAGCTATAAAGAGATTCA